TTACAGGGAACGACTTAAGTCGTCGATTGCGGTATACTGCGATCACTCTGTGAAAAGCAGCTCTAAGTCGCAGAACGTCTTACGGCAATTTGTCGGTGGGCGGGGGGCAAGGGGCAGCAAGGAATGAAGTCGGGAAGGTTCAACCTTCTTTACTTTCCTCGGCGACGTGTTCCTGATCAATCAGGCACGGGCACCGGAGACTTGGCACCATTGACTCGCTCCAGCCTAGGGCTGGGTTGAGTTTTAACTGGTGGAAGTCTAGTAGCGGACAGGGGTTGTCATCATGACCAACGAAGTAATATCGTTCCCCTTCCCAAATCCACTTGAGAAGAGTATCTCTATTCTCAGCAGTGTGAAACAGGTCTTTGAACTTTTCAAAGGCTGTCTCTTTTCCCTCTAGGGACTCGGGGAAACTACTAATCATAGCTTCCCTCCTCTTGGACCAGCTCGCGGTTCGGAAACCGCGGTCCGGTTTCGAGGTCATCAAGGTCTTAAATATATGGGACCTTGTGATCGTCCCGCGAAGTTCGAACTCTGTTCGGAAGTTAAACTTCCAAAGATATTCTTTCTTCGCGTGATAGGGAATACGCTCTAGCGTATTAAGCGTAGGGTCAATCTCTTTTGCCTGTTCCCAGGCTTCAGAGAAACTCTTGCTCTCGCAGAGATCGATGATGAAACTAGTTTCACCATCGTCCATTTTAGTCCCTCGCGCGTACATGTTGGAATTAAAATTCCGCATTACTCGCTTGACATGACTGAGTTCCTTGTCCGGAAGCGACCTGTCATAAACTGACAAGATCGCTGAACGATGAGGTTCGCTTAAGGAGGTCCAGATCGCCTCTAAGTTGAGTAGCGATAGGTCTTGAGGGGTTGCCCCCAGGCCTCCGAGCTCCTTCGGGAGCTCGTACTGGTAACCTGATGGAAGGAATTTCCCGAAATTCCTTTCAAACATTGTCAGGATCAAGGTCTCTAAGTACTTGAAACCTGACGGGATGTACCTAGCTTCGTTGAAAAGGTGTAAAGCCTTTCCAATAGCAGGGTTGGTCTCTTCAGAACCGTCTCCAGGCTTTATAGCCTTGGTTTCGGGAGATAAGACCCTCACTTTGACAGAATCTACGAAGAGAGTTTTGTCATAGTCCATAGCATAATTGCTAGAGAATACTGTTTTCTCGCTTACAAAAACGAGTTTTTCACAGTATTTTGCAAACCATTTACTCCGGGCATTTTTCTCAGGGTGAATTGCCATTCCATTGAGGATGTGCGCTTCCCCTATGGAGTCAATGTTCTCTGGGTGTCCGATCGCAATATGATCATCACCCGCGCAAGCAAAATTCCTATAAGGAATGTTGATCTTGTGAGACCTTGCAACGTCAACGTCCAAGTCCTCAAAATTGTCGCACATAGTAGAATACTTCAGTGCGGCAAGCTCTTCAGCAACCAAGTTGAATAAGGTCAAAGTGCCCTTAGTCATGGGATCGCCC